GCATTGCAGTTCCGCAGATACAACTCGTCATAAAGCAGGCAGAATTCCCCGGATGGCGGGATGGCGGCAAAAAGGACCGCCGTCACGGCATGGCCGGGATCGACCACCGCAAATCGGCACCATTCGTCAGGGACAGTCTCATTGGGAAGCTGCTTGCGGTCGAACCCATGAACCCCCATGGAGAAATTGGGGTAGACCAAAAGGGAGTCAAAGGTGAATTCACCCTCGGCCCGCATCCGCAAAACGTCCTCACCCAGAGCCGACCACCGCTCCAGCATGAGCCGCTTTTCCTCATCGTCTATGTAGGGGTTGTCCAAAAACCGGAACGTGAATTTCTTGATATGCCCCTGACCTAGTTCCGAAGCCTTGTCGGCCCGGTCAGACAGGCCCAAAAGAGCGTCCGACCGACTGTGCGGCATGGCCGACCAAATCATCCGGCCTCGCCTGTCCGCAAGACGCGCAGCCATTTCGGGCACCCAATTTTCATTTGAGATGTCCTCATCGAAAACGCAAAGATCAAGCTGAAATCCCTGCGGAGGATCGCCTTCTGAACTGAAGAAATAGAGCATCCAGCCGTTGATGAGTTCACAGGTCTGGATGTATGACGCACTCTTCAGCACCCAGCTTGTGTTCTTGATGAGTCGAGGGGGAATCAAAGGTGGGGCCGGTTTGGCCTCGGCCTTCCGATCCTTGTCGTTGAGCGGATGGAAAGCCCGCCACGCTCCGGTCTTTTCATCTTTGATGATCTTGAAGGCCCCGGCCTTGAACAGGTAGGGGAAAATTGTCATTCCGATGTGCCGCCACCCGGCCCCGATAATGGCTAAATTCCCGTTCTCTTTGGGGTATTTCCCGGGGATCGGGTGCGTCCCGGTAACCGCCCAAGCGACTTCCATCATCACGCTGATGGATTTACCTGACCGATTGCCGCCGATCACCAGAGTTTCTTGGGCCATGCACTCATGCACTGGCTTCTGATACTCGTTGGGGACGTAGAGCTTCAGGGGCTCTAGCTGACGGGTAGCCCGCTCCCTCTGGAGGGCCTTCAGGGCCTCCCATTCGTGCTGGCTCATGCCGTCAGGGATGTCGCTCAAGTGCCACCGCGAACCAGTGCTGCCATGGATTCCGCAGCGGCAATGTCCGCTTCAGACAACTGCGGCAACGAAATAGCCCCCGGTATGCCGGAAACGTCCTGATGCTCTTTGATGTAGGAGAGGTTCTTGTGCGTAGACACGACGTTTTCCAGACGGGCCGTGATCTGGGCCTCTATCTCCTCGTCAGTCATCAAGCTGGCAGGCTTCGCAGAGCCGCCGCCTTCCGCAGTTTTGATGGCAAGGCGGGTAATCATCTCCAGAATGGAGGTGCGAATCCGGCCACCGGGAGGAGCGGCGTAATACTGCATCGCCAGTGTGTTGGCAAAGCCGTTCACGCCCCCGAAAAGGGACATGATTGATTCCAGCATTTCGCTGGTGTGGGGGATGTTGCTGCCGCCATTGCGGGTGGTCGAAATGAACTTCTCGACCGACCGACGCTCCATCCGATCCATGCGCCGCTTGTTCCGCTCATCCTTGAAACAAGACTTGCAGATGTGCTGAAACTTGTGAACGTGCCCCTTCACCCGGGGGAAGTTGTTGGGGGTCAGCTTCTTGACATGACCGCAGGATTCGCAGGCTCGGCTGGCAATCAGCGGACCATCTGGAGTGTCTGGCTCATCCATGTCACCGATCCAACTGAAGGGAATTGACCATTGGGCTGGCCCGCAGACCAGCTTTCATCATCTGCATTTTATCAATCACATCTGGCCGGGAGCCCAATTCGCCCGCTTGTTGGGACAGAATGCTTTGGTTACTCAAACCGCCAAGATAATCCCCCAGTTGCTCAATGACCTCGGAGGGAAGACGGGCTTCAAGCAACTGGCGAATGAGATCGCTCATGGATCACCTTCAGTGCAAACAAACCCTCCCCCCGGCGCAGGATTGCAACCGGGAGGAGGGAAAGTGGCGGATCAGTTGGAATAGACCTCGTTCACGACCGCTTCAGCCTGCGCCTCATGCGCGGCATCCGCAGCCTTCCGGCCAAACCGGGCAGCTTTCCGCTCGGCCTTGGCTTCGGCAATCGCCGCCCGCTTCGCCTTGCGGGCATCCTTCTTGGCGGTATGGACACCGATGGGGGCATCGCCACCCGGGCCACCGACATCGACCTCCTCGGTCACCTTGACATCACCGGCACCATCGACCTCGACGGTCTCTTTGACCACGACGCCGGGGGCAACCGTGACATCCTGCTCCACGATGACAGAAGTCGGCTTGGTCTTCTTGGAGCCATGGCAGTTGCCAGCCTCGACCGCACCAGCCGCAACGCAGCCAAGGATGAACGCACCAAACAGGACGGGAAACACTTTCATCGGACTACTCCTTTCTCGGGAACTCGGGACTCACATGAAGCTCTGGGTCCAGTAGGGACGGCCCTGCCTGTCATAGGCCAAGCCAACCCCAATCTGGGTGTATCGGGTATTCAGGATGTTGTTGCGGTGACCTCGGCTGTTCATCCAAGCGTGTTGCACCTCGGAAGGAGACCTCTGACCAACAGCTACGTTTTCGCCATAACCGTTGCGACTGTGGTACATCCGGTGACGGTTTGCCTGCGTTGCACTCCAACCCTCGGAAACCGCCATCAGCTTGGGCGACACCGACAAAGGCGGAAGGCCACGACGGGACCGTTCGCAATTCACCATCCGAACCACTTGCATCTCCGGTGTCACTTGAACGGTCTTACGCACAATCGGTTGCGGGCACGACACAGGCTCCTGCGGGGCCATGACTGCCTGCATCCCATAGAGCGCAAACGCCACCATGAAGGCACCAAAAACCTTTGCCGCTTTCATGTTCAAGACTCCCGGCTGGGCTTTTCGTTGTAGATGACCGCATACACCAAGTCCTTGCACGTTTTCGCCGCCACCGTCGAACCCTCCTTATCCAGAGTGTTCTTCAGTTCCAACAGCCTCACCACCGTGCTGATTTCAAAATCTTTCTGGACGTTGTTCTTGAACAGCAAGCTGGACACCCACAGGGAGATGTGGTTGGCGACCAGCGGCAGAACCAGCAAAAGGACTCCGACAAGGAGAATGAGATTCTGGGGATTCGTGAAGAAGGTCATGGGGACACGCCAAATTCCTGTTTCAAAGTGTTGAAAATGTGCTGGGCTTGGGCGCAGATAGAGTCGCTTTTTTCGTCGTTCTCTTCCTTAGAGAGGGCCCGCAGGTTCCGGTGGTTGCAGACTGCGATGGTTTCCGTCCGGTCTTCAAGGTCGGCCCAAGCCATCGGGAAAAAATGGTCGATCACCCAGACCGTCCCGTAGTTCTCCCAAGACCAACCCGGCTGCCACTGGGACTCCAGCTTGGCCCTGAGTTCGGCAACTGAGCAACCGAGATCACGAACGGCAGAGCCGGTCTTTTGGTTCGTCTTGACAGCCAGCTTCAGTCGGTTTCTCAGATTCATCGCAAGCCGCACTAGCGGATTTGATCGCACTCGCTCGACTTGGTACGACACGATTCGATCTCTGTTCTTGGCGTAATAAGACCGCCGACCTGCACGAAATCCCTCTGGGTCGGCCTGCCGCCTTTGCTTGGATTTGGCGTTGATGTGGCTTCTGTTTTTCTTGGACCACGCCTTGTGATGACTGCTTACCTTCTCGGGATTTTTCTTCGCCCAATCCCTTCGCATAGCTAGAACTCTGTCGTGGTTCTTCTTGTTCCACTTCTTCTTGGATGCAGTCTCTTTGCTCCGGTCGCGGTCTGGGTTGGCCTCTGCCCACCTTTTCATCCACTCTCGGTTGTAAGCCCTCTTCGCCACCAGCACCGGATGTTCAATGACCACGATTTGGTTCTCCTAACGCTGTGAGTCTGTCGCCCTGCCATTGGACGAACTTTTCAAGCGTTACCATCTCGGGGTAGGTGGGGTCAAGCTTTCGGACAGTATCAACAAAAACTTCTGAGTATCGCTGGAGTTCCTTGGCAAACTCAAAAGTTTCACTGCGGTGCTTGCCATATCCTAGCTGCTTGTGGGCAACACAGCCAGTGTAATAGGCCACTGCTTCGTCAAGAATGTATATGGGCGACTTGTTCCAGTCTCGGGCTTGCTGCCTCATGTAAAGGTCATAGACCTTACCACGCTGATCCTTTGGAACCCTGCTTGCCACCTGCGTAATGGTTACATCTGGGTGGGGAAGGATAATTCCAGTTCCATTGCCTAGATAAATGCCGTGCTTGATGGTCGAGGCATGGAGTCTATTGCTGACCCCGTGGTTCATTTCATGGGCATGAGTAATCAGGTCGCCCGGGTCTTTCGGGTCAGCCCAGTACGCCGGATTGTCAAGCCGACAGAACAGGTCTGTCAGCACTTCACAACGCTGCGGCACAGGCTTCCTGACCGGAGGGCAGACGCCTTCCTGAATGGGAAGCACAGGCTTCTTCAGGACGCTCACCGGAGCGGCTGGGGCAGGATACCTCGGGGGAGGTGCCACCTGAGTAGGCACAGGCTGGCGGGACACCGGCTTGGGCTTCCAGTGATCCCGCCAGCCAAAGAACGATAAGGCCCACAAGGCTAAAGCCACCCTAGCGGCATGAAGACAAAAGTCATACACGCCAACCATGAGCAACAGCCTTCATGGAGTTGTCGTTCAGACGGCAGAGTGACCGTTCGACAGGCCGACCAGCGTCCGAACCCTGCCAGCGACCGGAGCGGAGATCACCACCCCAATCGCATTGGCAGCGGTCCCAGTCGCCGCAGCACCAGCCGTCGCCGTCACCAACGCACCCGCAGCCAGAGTCGCGGCAGTCGTGATCGCAACCGGACCCGACACCACCACCCAGCAAATGTCGGCATTGGCAACACCCGAAGCCGGAAGGTACTCGTCCACCACACCCAGAGGGGCATCGGTGGCCGAAGCCGCAGGACCGTCGAACTCGCCAAGAATTGCAGCCTTCTTGAACTTCACGACGGTGCCCGGAAGGACCGGAGCCCCGGAGGTGTTCCGCATCGCAATGCAAGTCACCAGACGGTTGCTGAGAACCACACCACCGGAGTTGGTGCGAGGGTCAACGTCAGAGAAAACCTTTACAGAGCCTTCAGCCGACTCGCCCTGCGCGGCAGTCTTCACCCCAAGGGTGCTGCCACGACCAAACCAAGGATCACTGTGAATAACGCTCATGGGTCTTTTCCTTCTTGGTCTTCAGGGGATCAAGCAATCGCTTGGAGCTTGAAAAAGTTACGCGGCGAACGGCACTTCAGGTTTGCCAAGACGGACACGACATACCTGTACGCCTGTGTATCTTCGTTGTAGAACGGGCCCTCGCTCGTAAGCAAGGAGCCTTCCATGCAGCGAAGCTCCATATTGGCAATCGAAAGCCCGTATCCCACACCGGCAGGGACGGCATACTCAGTCGAGATGTCCACCCCGTCCTGCTGGAATACGTCCTTGAATCCGTAGGACCGCAGGCCCTCGTTGTTGTTGGCAAGGATTCGCTCCTTGCTGTCCAACTTGTTCATGTAGTCGATGTAGAGCTTGCGGTCGAGGATCACCATGTCGATCTGGCTCTCCTTCGTGTCGTTGCGCTTGGCCTGCTGAATGCCCTCGCGCACTGCCTGCACACACTGATCCTTCCAAGTGAAGGAGTCGGCGTTGTTGGCGTCCTTCCCCTTGAAATACTTGGACAGATAGTTCACGACAATGGGTGACCAGTGGTCATACTCGGGATCGGCCACGCCGTTCGGCCACGAACCCTCAAGCTGCGAACCGGCCACGGCACCAAGGCCAGTGTTCAGACCAGCGTAGTTGTCGGCGGGCCAGCCAAACGGATCATCGGGATTCGCAGCCCGCTTCGTGCCGTCAACGATGGAAACCGTGCCGTCGATGGAGCAAAACGACTCAAGCCCATGGAACCGAAGCTCGTTGCCCGCCTTGTTGCCGTCGATCCAGACTTCCTTCGCAAGGTGCTGGGTCATCGACTCCTCAAGACGGCTACTCATCTTTCCCGCAACGTCGATGAGTGCGGCCTGCCCGCGATTTTCCAGCATTTCACGCTTGTAAATGCTGTCCGTGACCTGATAGCCCCGGTACGGGAGGGTCGCTTCAAGGAACAAATTCTGTCGAGCGAAGACGCGCGGAGTCTCACCGTTGTTGCCCGAAACCGGCTGGTTCCGGTAACGAACTTGCCAGTTCAGATTGAGACCTCCCTGATTCATAATGACGTTGCCGCTGCCCTCAAGCGCGGCGAACACCTTGAACTTGCGGAAGGTGGTCTGCTCTTGTTCCCGCAGGTAATTTTGGATGGTCGTAGCTATAACGCGGGCCCAGTCGGTGCTATTCGCCATCTTTCTGCTCCTGCTAGATGAGGGACTTGGACGATGCCTCGTCCATCAACATTTGTTCAAAAGTTCGCTTCGGCTTCGGCTGACGCGGATCGTTGTTGGCAGCACCGGCAGAGCGGCTAGGGTTTCGACTAGCTTCTCGTCGCAGATACTCCATGTTCTGTCTGGCAAGATCGGGCTGCGGCTGCGATTGCTGAACCGGAGGAACTACCGGCTCTGGCATCCGCATCTGCGGCTGACCTTGAGGCTGGCCCTGTTGCTCTCGCTCGTACTTCTCTCGGAGAAGTTCAAGCTCGGTCATCTTGACGGCATACTCCGCTCGGGGCTTCCCGGGCGGAAATCCGTACTCACGGGCTTCCTCGACATATTTATGGAACCGTACCCCCTGCGGTGAAACGCTACCTTGCTCATCTAATAGCCAATCTGCGTTTTCTTTTTCAAAATTCGCCACGAAGTCTTGGTTGTCTCGCTCTTGAAGCTGACGCTCAATCATCTCTTGAGCCTGCTTCTGAGCCAGTTCCGCGACCATCGGACCAAGAGCTTCCTCGGGGTTGGACAAAAACTTCTGGGCGAAGTCGGCCCGGTAGTTCTGGTATTCCAAGAGGGCATGGCGGGCATCAAGCGGAGCATCGGGCGAAACAATCTCCCGGCCATGCTCGTCCTTGGTCAGATACCGTCTGTAGGAATCCTTGACTTCTGGAGGGTTCCACCACTTCGGCTTGGCGGGCTCCTGCTGGGCCTGCTGCTGCTGCCGCCACTTCTCAAATTCAGGGCGATTGGAGAGGTATTCCTGCGCAATCGGCATCACTTGCTGATACTGCTGGAGGGCCCGGGTGGCAGCTTGCTCCCGCTGCATCGACTGATACAGACGGCTGGCAATGGCTCGGTCATCCTGTCCCTGAAACTCGGGAAGCTGCTTGAAGCTGTCCCATGGAGTGGAAACAGGTGCCGACTGCGGTGCAGGCTCGGAACGCTCAACCGGAGCAGCGGACTCGGGAGCTACGGAATCAACATCGGGCGTTTCGTCAGTGTTCATCGCTTGCCTCCTTAGATGGGGAACCCAACGGAGTATTAGGCCGGTTCAAAACCGGGCAAGCGGTCAATAAATCAAATTGCCGAAAAATCCCTTGGTAGCCTTGACCGGATCGCGGATGAGGTCACTACCCAACGGATTGCGGAGGAAGTCAACCATTCCCTTGGGGCGGATGATCTGATTCTGGTTGGCTTCCAGTTCCTTGGTGGCTTGGCTCCGCACTTTCGCTTGGGCCGCAGTCCTCGCCTTGAACTGATCGTCGGTCTCATTGGGATCGGGAACTACAAACTGGGCACCCGTATTGACAACATTCCCAACATCCGCCAACTCGTCGCCCACCTCGCGTTTGCTGTAATAAAAAGCCTTTCCGGCCAGACCAGCCCCCCGCATTGCGTTCAAGTCTTTGCTGATTTGCCTGACGATGTGGTTCCCGTACCGCTTGACCAGCGGAACACCAGACCGGGCAGCTTGGGATGCCATTCCCTTGGTGAGGACTGCACCCGGGCCCGCCGCGACAGCACTCATGTCCAACAGTCCATTGGCAAAAGACATTGCCCCGTTGATGAGAGGCTGGATGTATGGGACATGGCCCCCGGTCCACGACCGGAAGGTGTCTCCTGAACTCTGGGGCTCTGATTTGTGAAAAGCCTGCCGCATCCGCCGAATCAGAGCGTCGTTGTCCTGCCATCCCCGATCCTGAACCAACTGCGGGGAGGTGCGATTCCAGTCTGCCCCATACGCTCGGGCGGCTGCGTCACCCAAGGCATTCAGACCAGACCCGCCCGTGTTCCTCTCGGTGGCAAGCAGGGCACCGGCATCCGACAGGACCGGGCCCATCTTGGTCATGTAGCTGCCAACGAAATTCTCTGGATTGGACAGGGATTGAACCGTCATTGCGTGAGCTTTGTCCCGTTCAATCTCGGCTTGGTAGTCATACGCAGCCGAAGTCAAAGGGTCTGCGAAATCCGCAGGATTCGGGCTCCCCATTCCATAGGAATAGGTCTGGAGCTTCTTGCCTTGGCCTTTTTCGATCCGATCAAAAAGGGACCGTCTGGCTTCGATGTCCCGAAGAATCCGCCCGCCGGGACTGTACTCGTAGGACTGCGGCTCACGACCAAGAGCCTTTCTTTGTTCCGGTGTCCAGCCCCGCCCGGTGTACCCAGTCAGCAATTCTTCCTGAAGCTGCCGCTGCTCATCATCGGCTGGTTCGTAGTCAGGGTGCCCCAAATCGTTGTAGTACCGAAGGGCATCCATCGACTGATTGGGGCGACCGGCATAGAAATCAGCCGCCATCTTCGCCGTGTCTGAAAAGCGAGACCGCGCAAGCTGCGGAAGCCGACGAACCTCGGCGTCGAGGGCAGACTGAAGGATTTTCTGAGCTTCTTCTGGTGTCACGACAACAGTGCCTTTCGTAGGTCTGGACGCTGGCCCGTCCTGAAGTTCAGGTCATCAATGTCCCGCAGGGCATCCTTGTCAGCGTTCTTCAGGATTTCCTGAAGGTCTCGCATCTGCTCCTCGTACCCGTGGGCCCGAAGACCGTGATTCATGTGCCCCGGCATATCTATTGCTGGATCAACAGCCCCCGGCTTGTAGGCCCGAACGTAGTCCAGCCAGTTCTTCAAGGTGCCTTCGTTCTCGCCAACGTCCCGCATATTGGGATTCACCAGTTCCGTAAGCCGTTTGGTGTGGAACAGCAAATTCGCCATCTCGGATGAATCGCTTGCCAGATACCGGCCAGAGATGGTCGGAATGTTGCCTGCCTTGACCCCGGCAATGGCTGGGCGGTTCTTGCCATGAAGAAAGTGATCGACGCTCGGCATCTGGGGGTCGAGGATCGCGTGGATCATTTCATGCCATGAAACATTGAGAGGAGTCGCCCCCATCACCTTGGGGCTGGTCAGGTCGGGGTCTTTGTCTGCCCGAACGAACATCTGCCGTGTCATGGGGCGGGCAAATCCATGGTTCCCCGGATCACCCAGCATCGAATTCTTCAGGTCGCGGAACATGACCCACGGGGTGCGATAGTCCTGCTTCAAGTCGCCGCCGTGATAGATATGGGCCCCGGCCTCACCGAACGGCAAGTTTCTAAGGCCAAGTCGAGTTTCCAGCACTCTGGCTCTTTCCTTGGAGCCAACCATCGCGGACAGACCTTGCATCGGCGTGATGTAGCTGGCGAGAACGTCGTTGCTACCGTCCGGCGACTTGTGGGAAAAGACTCGCGGGACGGGATGCCCACTCGGGGCCTTGAATCGAACGGTTGGAGCAAGGTCCGTAACCGTGCCTTTCCCCATCTTGGTCGGCCTGCCGAAAGCCTTCAGATGGCTGAAAATCCCCCGGTTGGCAAGCGCGGCAGCATCCTCGACCGCATACCCAGTGACCGCATCCTCTGCCATCTCCTCCGGGTTGATCCACCCGTAGCTGGTTTCCAACCCCTCGTCTACCCGGCGGGCGAGGTCATCAGCTTCCCGTACAGCATCCTCCCCGGTAGCAAGATCGCGGAGGGGCATTCCATTGAGTGCATCGGAAAGATTCTTCCGCCGCACCGTCTGTGCGTGGGTCATCCCATGAGTGGGATCAACAAGCTGCCTGACCTTGGAGTTGAAGCCCATGGCTACCGCTCCATGGACTTGATGTACTTGCCGGGACTGCCGGGGCGAGAAGGGCCCTTCTGGATGTAGGGGCCGGGTGCCTGCTTGTTCTCATAGAAAAGGTTGCTGCTGACGTACCGATCCTTGGGACCACCGTCGTGCTTCTTCGTGCCTTTTGCTGCTTCTTGAAGCTGGCGGATGAGATCGGACATAGGGCAGTCTCCTTGAGGGGGCACCCTATTTATGTCCTCGACAGGCTGGATTGGGCCGGGAGCTAACTTCTGCGCCGCCGCTCAAGCATCCCCAGCGATCCAAAGACGAGGGCGAGAACGCTCCCAAAGCTATTCGGGTCAATCTCCGGGACGGGGGAGGGGGCTTCGGCAGTCAGCACAATGTCGCTGAGTGCCATGTAGTCAGTCCCGCTGTTGACCCCCCCGGTGAAAGCAGGCGCGACCCACTTGATTTCATGGGTGCCAGAACCCACCAAGCCGGGGCCGGTCAGGTTCACCAAGAATGGGACGTTCGACTCGGAGTTGGTGAAAGTGCCAAGCGAAACACCGTTGAAAAGGGCACTCACCTCGTAAGAGGGGGCGGTCGGATAGAAGTTCGTGTTGCCCTGATAC